CCGTACACTAGGCCATCGACAGCGACAGGATGCTCGGCTGTGATCTCTTCATTGACTTGGATCCACTCAGGCGGATTCATCAACATGGCTATAGCGGTCTCGCTGCCCGCTTTTTCGCCACGCAATGCGCCTATCCATGCGTCGAAGAGTAACCAGCACGCCCCTGGGAGCGACTCCAGTACATATTCCTTAGATTGGAGGTCCGGAAACTGTTGGAATTGCTCGTCAGCGGGGTTGGAAGCAAACCAGCTTGCCAACTCAGCACCGACCACGTTGTGATTGTTCAACCCACCTTCTGTGATCTTAACGAGATCATCGTGGGCCACGCAGTGGCGGACAGCCTCGGCGGCCCAGTCGCCGAGAGCGAATGTATAGCGATCTGTCAGATACAATGACAATGCCTTCATCCGCATTTTCAAAAAGGGCGTCCAGTTCCCGGTAAGTGGACCAGAAACATTGATCTTCAGAGCCTGGCGCATGACGTCGCAGGTGTTGAATGGGTTGCCCCACCAAACCTCCTCGCCAAACACACGTGAGAGCATGTCAATTCTCTCGCCCCGTCGAGCAATCTTCACCTTGAAGTTCTGACCATGTGACTGTGCAGCCTTGGTCAGACAGGCGGGATCTATGTCAAAACACAGTGTGTCATCCCCCCCCACTAGACCACGACACAGCAGCGCATACGCCTGTTTCTTGTCGAAGTGACTACCGTCATCGTTGAGCATCCTACGATACCCAGAGAAAACGATGCATCCGACATCGAACGAGTTCAATGGTGCTGTTTCAAATGATCCTGAGCCCCGACATCCGCTGCCTGGGACCCGGGCGCCCTCACGAGTACGCCCTGGTACTCCGTATTGGCGCTCCTGCAGTTCGTGTAACTCCTGGTGGTGTTCCGGCGCGAAACCCCGGCTCATCCCGACCTTCTCGGACACTCGTTCGACGTCGCAGACGTTGCCATCAAATCGGTGCGCATCACTCAGTGCGGCACTAGTTGATAAGATGGCTCCCGCTGCGACCCTCTCTGAGAATCTAAGTGGTGAATGGCCGAATGCGTACCAATGGATATTCTGCTTCATATAATCCATCAGCGCATACATGTAACACGCCCATCGTATACGGCTGGTGGGGCCATACACGGTGATTGGACGGGGATCCTTGACTCCATTGTAGCTCTCGGCTTTCATGAAGAGCGAAGTGCCCTCCACTAGTCCATCGCCAAACAACAGAGCCTGCTCCCAAAGTGCCAACTGAGACGGACGCTGTAAGCGTTCCGATGCCTCCTCGACAGTCAATGGGTGCAGTAGATGTGCAACTGGGAATACCATCTCCCAGAACTCGAGCATGGTCAAAATAGTCATGTCGTCAAACTTGCACTTCTTCATAAGCTCCCGAATCCGCCCATCAACCATTCTCTCGTCGTTCCCGATCGTCTTGACCGGGGCAAAGCAGCCATTTGCAAAGCCGGGCATAAAAGCCACCATGCTAGCTGGCGCGTCATCCTCAACAGGATGATCATCCGAGTAAAATTGGTAGTTGCGGACTGGCTTGGTAGGGACGAAGAATTTCGCTTCGATCTTTCCCTTGCACTTTGAGTGGTACGCTGCAACTGCCTGGCACTCCGAAAATGTCAAATCGGAATCGGGCAAACGGCTCTTAACCGTAGCAGCGGATATCATCCCACTCGATGACGATGAGGCCAACAAGGCCAATGCGTCGTCATCCGCGGCATTCAGACTACAGCAGGCGTAGCTGTTGACTGGAGCCATTGACACAGTGACCCCCGACTTGAACACATTGCGTATGCGTGCATATCCGTTGTGGAC